TCAGTGAAAGTTCCAAAAAGAGAAATACCATCACTATATGAATATGAAAAAGTTCCTGGTTTTATATATTCTCCAAATAAATTTGATGGTATTGAAATAACTCCTATTCTATCATTTGATGCTGTCGGGAATAATCTATTTGCTAATAAAGTATCAGGTAAATAATTATCATACATGGGTTGATAAGACCCACTTCCACCTTCTACTGTTATAGTACCATCAAGATTAAATTGAGGTAGATTAGCAGGAGAACCATCCTTACCAAATAAATAATTAGTATAATATAATTGTTTTACTGATTCATATATTAGGGCTTGAGATTGAGATACAATCTGTCCTGTTAGTTCTGATCCAGATATATATGGGGTGTTTTTACCAAAGAATCTATCTATACCAACATTTGAGGAAGTAAATTCACTAGCCCCATGAAAAGAAAAACTTTTGTTTACTTTAAATGGAGTTACAACAACATCCGATGTGGTAAAAGGCTTGTAAACACTCATTCATCCTAAAAATCTAATTTAACTCTTACTAATGATTCTTTTGTAAAATCTTTAAGTAATGGTTTTGACATTTTAGCTACTGCTATTAATTCATTAGCATCATTATACATTCCCACAGTTGTAATATAAACTTGAGGATTATTAATAAATTCATCATAAATTATTTCACCTGTTGAACCTGATATAAATGATGGATTTTCTGAGTAGTTAAATTCACTATTTCTTGATCTAACAAAAATATAATCTGATGTTATAGTTTCTTGAGAGTTTAATTCAAATGCCCCACCTCCTGATATAGCTGTATATAATGTAACTTGGTTGGTACCATTTGTTAAATCTGCTGTTCTATCTGGTACTAAATTAATTGATTCTGAAAGTGCTGCTGGGTTTAATAATATTGTTCCTATGTCTGGTAAAAATAAACCATATGATCCTGATCCTGGAGCATATCCTGAATTAGCAGCTATAGCACTACCATTAGAACCTGATACTATTTGAAGTACTCTATTTGATCCTATAAAGGTTTGATAGGTTACATCATTTGAATTATCTGTTAAATTTAATAAACCCCCTGAGCCTGATAATGTTAAATTAAAAGTACCTGGGAATAGTTTTTCTTTATATCTAGCTCTCTCAACTGATAGTGCCCAAAAATCATTTGGTGTGAATACATTATTATCTGTACCGTATGTGAAATTTGTGTTTTCATCTTCTAAAACTAAAGTTCTATATTGACCATAAACTGTTCTTGATGGTGTAAGTGAAGGAACAGCACCATTATAATATTCACTTCCTAAACCATTAATATTACCATAAGTAATATCAAATTGAACTGTTGCTGATGAAGCTGAGGCTCCTGTTACATCTTCTTGATATACACTTAAATAAAAACTCCCTGCAGAACTTGCTAATTGTACTGAAGAAGTGAAAAATTGTGATAATATTGGTTGTCCTGTTGACCACGCTGTAGATTGTACTGCGTCAGCACTTACTACAAAATCTTCTGCGTCTAATCTTTTAAATCCCATTTTTTATTATTTATATAGTTGTTGTTTGTGCTACTTGTGTTATTGTAATTGGAATTGTTAATCTAGCACCACTATCTAATCCCACTACTGTTAAAGTAGTGTTAATTTGAGAATTAGAACCAAATAAAGTATTAATTGTAGTTGCTCTTAAGTTAAATTCAGTACCTATTATAGTTGAAGATACATTTGTACCTAATGTTGTTGTTGAAGTTTGATTTTGAGCTGTTGCTGCTGTACTATTAATCCCCACCCCGTTAAATGTAGACATTAACCTAACATCTGATATTGTGGCTGTGTAACCCGAGGTTTCAACTGCTGAGGCATTACCTAAATAATTTAATGTTTCAGGTCGTAATGTGTAAGTACCTCCTTGAGGCATTGAAAGTGAAGTAACATTTAAATTTAATACAGGTAAAACTGCTGTACCTCTTGGTAGAGTAGTTAATTTATACTTCATTATTTGACTTTCATCTGGAAATGCTTCTAATAAAGGCATTCCATCTATGGCTTGTCCATAATATGCTGATCCTGATGGATTGTCAGGATTGTAAAGTGTGTAATCTATTTCATCATCTGCTAACGCAAACTGTGTAATTCTAAAAGAACCATCATTTTTAGCTAATAACTCTCTGCCCTTTTTTGTTAAGATGGCATCTACTGTTATAACTTGATTATTTAAATATCCCATGTTTTTTATTTGTTATAAATACAATATATTAATAAATATTACGAAATCAAACCTCTTTCAGTAAGGTCTACTATTATTTCATTTACTCCCTTATCTAATTCATCTACTACATATTGAGGTTTAATAAGTGATGTACCACTTGCACCAGCTGGTTTAACTGCTTGAAATATTACATAATCACTACTATCAGTATATCTCCTAACATTAAACCAATCCCATTGTAATGTAGCATTAGTACCTGCTACTTGATATGAAGAACTTATTGGTAAATGTTTTGAGAATGTTACTTTAATTGTTTGATTATCATCATCTTTTTCTACACTTTCAACTGTGTAGGTGTTTACCTCATTACCCATAAATCTAAATTCATCAGCAGGTTGGAATTCAATTGGTGAGGTTATAGTATCAAACCCCCAATTATCCAC